CCAACTCTTTAATAAATATACTACTTGAATAATACGAAATTATTAGCAGCTTGTACAACTAAACATCTTTCTGATAGGTAGTTGATTTCCATCTTATCGATGTTTGAACTTGTAGGTCCACCTACAGATCCAGTCACCCAAGACTTCATCTTTCTATCATCAGCTTGAGATGCTCTATATCTAACGTGTAAGAAAGGTCTTCTTACGTTAGCAGCAACTTGCTGGTCATATACACTAGAAGTACCTGCAGGTATTAATACACCTTTGATGTCTCCTAATAATCCTCTTGTTGAAGAGTCATTTAAATATTTCCAGTCAGTTTTATAGAAGTCATAACCGCCTCTTCTAAATCCTGTAAATCCAAGGTTAAGTGCCATGTCTTCTGAGTTTTCAAATACTCCGTAAGCAGTACCACCTTGTGTGCCAGCTGATAGGTTAGCTAAGAAGTCATCAATGAAAAGATTTGAAGCTCTATCAAGATATAGCATATTCTCTTCAATTGATCCTTGTTTATCTAACTCAGCAAGTAATAGATCAAACTCATCTAACTGATCAACTGAACTTGTAGTTGCAGCGTCAAAGTTATTTGTTGATACTATACCTCTTGATTCGATAGCAGCGAATAAACCTTCAGAACCACCTAGTGCATTACCAGAAGCATCAGATAATGATACGCTTGGTTTTACAGCTTCAACCATTACCATTTCTAGGTAATCGTTAAATCTTGCTCTAGTATCTCCAGAAGATTTTAAGTACCATAAGTAACCATTTTGTCCAGCTTCACCAGCAACTTCTACCCAGCCGATTTGTGCTGTGTCAGAACCGTTGATTTCAAAGTGATCTTTGATAATCATTGGTTTGTTAGTGAAAGTTTTGAACTGAGGCTCAATAGCACCTGCCATTTTATCAGTACCTTTTGCAAATTCAGAACCATATACAAAGAAGTTTATTGATAAATCTGATACATCATCAATGTTTGATAATGCAGCAAAGTTAGCAGCAGCATAAGGTTTTACTAAGATGTAAACATCTGTAACCTCTGTTACTACACCTTTTTGTACTGAAGCGCTGTTTGATGCGTGAGCAGCAAATTTAATTGCAACTGTAGCACCTACTCTTACTGGGCATGTAGCCGCTGTGTAAGACTCAGACGCGCCTGAATCAGCATTGGTTAATGAGCTAACTAAGATTTTGTTAACTCCTGTGTTCATTTGTGCACCGAAAGCTAAGTGTAGTCTACCTTGTTCTGACCAAATAATTTGATCTGACTGTAAAGGCTCTTCTGCACTTAACATCGATAAAAATCCAGATATAGTTCTGTTACCATATCTGTCTACTTCCTGCTCATATAGATCAGGTAAGTATTGCTTAGTCCAGCCGTCGTTTTGAATATCTAAATAGTTTGAAATCAGCGGTACTTGTTTGTACGCTGGAGAAACTATTGAACTCGCACCTGGGCCAGAAAAACTAACATTTGTAGCCATAATTTTCTAATTTTTAAAGTGTTTGTTAATAATTTTTAAGTCGCTTTGAAGCAGTAGAACTATTATCGCCGCTTATAACTCTCACTTTTATACCACTAGTATCGACCATACCATCAGCTGTCTTCCTATCCATTTTAATATTTTTGGCTTCGGAAGTCATGTTCTTAATAGCATCGGCTCTACCTTGTTCATAAAAATGATTTGCTAAAGCGTCCGCGTTACGTGCAGCAAACAAAGATTTATGATAACCCTTAGCGTCTTTTAGTAAATTATCTTCACTAATATATTTGTCAAAAACTTTTAACACATCGCTTTGAGCTGTCTTTGTTTCTTGCACATCTTTAACGTTGTAACGATACTTTTTGTCCCCAACTTGAAAATCAAAACCTTTGAAGTTCTCATTAAAAACTTGATCAGTCTGTTTATTAAAGTGTTGTGTTTGTTTTGCGGTCAGTTCGTTAACCTCGGCTTGCTCTTTATTATAACGGTTGAAAAACTCAATTGCCTTTTGTTGTTCCGGCGCTAACTTAGATCCCAACTTGACATCTTTGTAATATTGCGCTTTCATACTTTCCAAATGGTTTTTAGCTTGTGCAACCGCTTCTTTATAAGCAAGCTTTTTTCGCTTTACGTCCCTTGGTTCATCTGTCTCTTCGTCGTAGCTAAAATTATCTTCTAACATAAAATTAACTTCTTCTGAAGACAAATGAGGTTTTGTAGATTTGTAGTACTCTCTCAAGAGTGCTTCGCTGTCTACATTTGAGTAATCCGCGTTGAGTCGAACGTAGTCCTCTAACGTTCCACCAGTCTCATTCATAAACTTTACAAGTTCCTGTATGTTTTCTGGTAGTTCCACTTCTGGAGTTTTATCTTCAATTTTTTCTTCAACCTCTTCAACTACTTCTTCAGTAACTTCAGGTTGCTCTTCTTCCTCTGTTATTTCTTGTAACACAGGCGTTTCTTCCTGTTGTGTAGTTTCTTCAACCACTTCTTCAACAGGTTCTTCAACTTTTTCATCAACAACTTTTTCTTCTTGCTGATCGTCAAGTTTAGTTAAATCTACTTTGTAAGTACCGTCTTCCTGGAAGCCAGTATCTTTTTTTGGTTCTTCAGCTTTGGTTTGTTCAACTTTAGTTTCTTCAACTTTAGTTTCTTCAACCGGCTGATCAACCACTTCTTGTTTTTCTGCCATAATATAATATTATAAAATTAGTAAAATTATCTTGGATCAAATTGTTCCAAGCCGAAACCACCTAAATTATCAAAGCCTTTTGACTCAAACTTTTTAGCTGGTAAGTCTTTTTTTCTTTGATCGATTAATTCAGACTGTTGACTAGCTTGTATTCTAGTTCTTTCGTCTTTACGATCTTCTTTATATTTCTCTTTATCTTTAATCACTTGTCTTTCACCATCTTTAAGCTTCATGTTAAAATCAAACTCAGTTTCCATTAACTGCATTTTAATTTGAGCTTCTCTTTCCATCTTTTTAATATCAAACTCTAACTGTGCTTGATTAATACTAATCTTAGTTTCAGCTAGTGCTTGTTCTTTTTGCATTTCAGCTTGTGCAGCTGATTGTGCAGCTTGTGCGTTAGACTCTGATTGAGCTTGAATATTTTGTTGTTGTATTTGTCTGTCTTGCTCAAACTTTTTCTTTTGTCTTACTTTTAATAATTGATTAGCTAGTTTTAAGTTTTTAATCTCTCTAATATCAATAGCATCCTCTAAGTTTATTCTTTGCTGTTGCAATGCCATTTGTATATTATTTTCTAATCTTTGTTTTTCTTCTTCATCAGGTGCTAACTCTAAGAATATACCAAAGTCATGTAAATGTAAATCACTAACTTGATTTAAAGTACCTACATTAAATCTACCTAATGATAATATAAATTGATTTTTAGTATTAGAATATTCTAGTACATCTGATATTCTTAATGATACTGACTCAGCTGTTTTAAGTGCTAAGTAAACACCCGCTTGTAATATATGTCTTGTTGCTGTATTACTGTTAGCCGCTGCTAGTTTTTGTAAACCTACTAATGAAGCTTTATCTGGCATACTACCATCTCTTGCTTCATTTAAACCAGTAACATCTCTCATCATTTGTAAATAATAGTTATACGATTGTATTAAACTACCTATTTTACCTTGACCACCACTTGATCTTAATTCTTGTATAGGCATTTTACCTTGATTAAAATCACCATCAGAAGTCATTGATCTACCAATAATACTACCTGTTTGGAAGTACATGTTTAATGCTTCTTGTGGATTATAGTTTGTACCGTTACCTAAATCTATTTCAGCTAAACCATCAGCATCTAAATAAACACCATCTGGTACTATTTTAGACATTACTTGTTGTAGCTTTAAATGTGTAAGCTGTATCATATCAGCAAATGTAATCATACGACTTACTAATGACTCAGGTCTACCTTTATACATACGTGGTGAAACTATATTGTAGCTCATACCAACTTTAGTAATATCAGACTTAGGTCTTGTCATATTCTCACACATCTTCCACTCTAATAATACATCATGTCCTATTATTTTA